CTATAGCGACGCTGGCAGACATACTTGAAATCCCAGGATTTTATAAAGATGCAAACTGTGTTGGAGAGAATCAGGAGGCATAAAATTTCTAACATAGTATATTTAAACAATATGGCAACCCAAGAACTAATAAGGAAAGCAGAATCAATTGTTTGTAATATAGTAGAACGCAATCCCAATTTAAAAATACCAGAGATATCCGAATTAGCACAAAAGAATTTTGACTTTGCATACCCCAATATAAATCAAGTTAGAAACATATTAAAAAAACAAGGTTACGTTTGGAATAAAGAACCTAAAGCATGGTTACAAACTAGTGAGCCAGAAGGTAAAATTCAAAGAACATGTATGAGATGTGATGAAACAAAGTATGAAAAGTTATTTAGAAAAGTTTATCCACATGTATATGGTGATGTGGGTTATGGAAATAGATTAGTCATTTGTAACTCTTGTATATTAGAAGAATCAAACATTACAGGAGAATCAAGCACAGAGCTTATAGGAGTTTATGCTTACTTACAACAGAGATATAAAAATAATTTAGAAAAATATATGTATAGAAAGTTTTGGGAAAAGCTTTTAAGGTAGGTCGTCTTGTTCCAACCAAAAGATTGTGTCATCATTATCTACATAGGTTAGTTTTTTTAAATATACATATACTTCTTTAAAAAAGTATCCAAACAAAAATCCTATAAAATAATCCATGATTGTGAATAATATCACAAGTTGTAAGAAAAAAGTTTATTTAAGTTTGTAATAACTCATTAAAGTAATTTATATATTCTTGACGTTTTTCTTTAGGTATCCAACAAAGGATAATTGCTGCAGCAAATTCTAAATTTTTTTTTGCTTTTCTGTCAGCAGCTTTCTCGTTCAACATGCACCTCCTTCGCAACATGCAATAACTTTTTGTCTATATTGTGGGCAAGATTCATTATAACAATATAAACCAGCTTTGATTTCTAATAATATAGAATTACAAACAGGACACCCTGGATTCATTAGGGTTCAATCATTATGCATTCACCAGGGCATTCTTCAGCAGACTCTATTACTTCGTCTTCTTTACCCTTTGGAACGACAGCTAAACCTTCAGCTCCTCCAACATTTCCATGTTCTTCAGAAAATATTTTATCACCTTCTTTGACATAGAATAATCCGTCATCTAGTCCTACAAAAACATCAGGTGCTATTTCTTCACATAGTCCATCACCTGTACATAAATCTTGGTCAATCCAAACTTTCATTCAATATCACCTTTAACTAAGTAAGCAGCTATCAAATCTAATACTCCAAATATTAAAGTAATAATAGATGTGATATGTGCATCTTCATACATTGCTACTCCAAATTCTATGAAGTGAGCTAACCCGCCAATTCCTAAAGAATATGATACATATTTACGAAGTTTTAATTTTATCTTTTCTTTTTCAGTTATCATGTTACCTCCTACAGTGAAAACATTTAGTATATTTACTTCCCTCTATTTTATAAAAATAACTACTGCAACCTTCCTTTTGACAGTAAACCATGTTATCAGTGCATTTATTATCAATCACTCTTCCTCCAATTCAACGTAATCATTATCATGTGTTGCTTTATGTAAATGAAAGTTAGCATGTGATGAAATCATATTTTACAAGCATCTCCGCAATCATCATCAAACTGATGTGAAGTATCTACAAACTCTGGATTGTCTGTAAACATATCAGCAGGTAATTCAAAATTATCTTTCATTACATTGCTACTGTATTAACAAGTACGACCAAAGCACTAACTGCAACAATCCATCCAGAGACTTCACCTCTTGACATTTTGCTATTAACTTTTTCGTGTAGTTCATCAATTCTTTCATTAATTTTATCCTGTCCATCTAAAATCATTACCAACATTTCCTTCTGCGTAAAACCGTTACTTCCATTATTATTTTGATGAGGCATTAGTTTTTATCTCCTGTCTGTTGGCATGAACAAGTTCGGCAACATCTATTTTCTTCTGGTTCCATTATTTTTTACTTCTATCTATTTTACTAAATGCATCGTTGATTTCTTCTATACTTAGATTTCCATCATCGAGAAATGCACGAGCTAAATCTTCTGATACTTTTACTACACCTAATGTACCAGCTAATATGATTGCATCGAGTATTTCAATACCAATTAATGAACCAGCACCTATAGTTGCAAGACCATTAGCAGTAAAGGTAGCAATCATACGCCAAAATATTTGTTTTATTTTGTACCAAGTTCCTAATTTTTTTTTCTTAGTGGCCATGTAGGTTTGCCTCTAGGTATGCGATTCTAGTATCTATACTGTCTAGATTCCATAGGTCTTGTTGTACTTGTTGTAAAATAGTATCTATTCTAATTATCTGTGCTTGTGCATCAGACCATTCCCATTGTTCTAATAATTTTTTATTAGATAAATCCATACCACTTTCTGCTAAGGCTTGTTCTGTTTCTATTTTTAATGTAGATAATTGTTCTCTTTGATTTTCTATTTCAGCAGTAAGATAAACTATTTGTTCATTAAATCTTTCAGCGTCTTGTGCTGTCTGTTCTAGTTTGTTAATTTTTTCATAAAGAACTGCAATATCATTTGAAACCATTGTGTCTTCTTTAAGTTGCTCAAAGTTAACTTCAATATCATTCATTCTTTCATCTATATTTGATAATGTACTTACTATATCTCCAGCAGTTCTAAGCCCTGCACCAACAGAACCCATAAGAGCTATAACTGTTACGGCTAAACCAATGTTTTCTTTTATTTTATTTAACATTATTTGCCTGAACCTACTGCACTACCTGTAAGTATTGCACCAAATGATAGGTGAAATAATCCACCACCTTTAAGAGTGAATGGTTCATGTTGTGATACAAGTTTTTTTAGATATTCCATTTGTACTAATGGGTCTTCTATCTCTGATAAGTAAGACATATAATCAGCAAGGTCTAATCCCATTCTTGCTATACCATAATAAATTGGTACAGCCATAAAGTCATATACGCAAATAGTTAGATAGACTATTAATGCAGTCCATCTCCACTTCATTGTACTTTTTTGAACTTTAGACATTTTTAATTAGTCTCTTATATATATTGTTAGTAACCAAATAACAATGGATGCAATTATAGCAATACCTACAATATCTTGTGCTGAACCTGTAAGTGTAAACCATGCAATAAAAAAACCTAATATGGTAAAAATTTGTGCGATAGATTCTTTAAGTGCATCAATAATCCATTTACCAATAAACTTAGCAATCTTAGGTAAGTTAATTATAAACTTTTTTAACCCTTTTAAACCAAGTTGTATAGATGCCCATACAATTTTAATTGCTTTTATAACTGCATGATAAGGCCACCCTAATATGTTATATAATCCTTTTATAAATTTTTTAATCATTTAAAATCTCCTAGTCATTAATGCACCAGCTTGTGCAATAATCTGAGAAGCTATGATTACAGGAACCACGACTTCTTTAGATTTTTGACGCTGGTCGCTTGTCATGTCGGTTCCTAGTGACCCCAAGTCCATCTCTGTTATATTAACATCAATTAACGCTCCGACTGGGTTTTCAAGGAACACCTCTACTTGTACCTCAGTAACAACGTCTGCTAATGTATAATCTTCAACATCTTTATTTTCTATAGCTCTATCTACGTATTCTTCAACAGCTTCAGCTACAACTTCCTCTTTAGCGGCCTGCTCTGCAATAATTTCTACGTCTTCAGCTGCAGTATCTTCAGAAAAACCTAAAACTTCTCCAACTGCTTGCTTTTCTTCTTCATTTAACTCAGCAACAGTTTCTACTTTGGTAACCTCTTGAACAACAGCCTTAACAACAGCTTTAGTTTGTACATCAGCAGTAGCTAGGTTTTGTACATCTACTTCAGCAACTTGTTCTACAACTTCTACAAGTTCTTCTGTTTCTAATTCAGCAACAACTTCTGCTACGGCTTCTTCAACAGCCTCGACATATTCTTCGACTTCTTCTTCAGATAAAGTCTCTAATTCTTCTTCTTCAATAATTTCAACAGGTATTTCTTCAACCTCAACAACCTCTGTAATAGCTTCTTCTACCTCAGTAACAAGAACTTCTACCTCTTCTTCTGTGAGTTGTACTTCTTCATCTCCCTCGCCACTATTAAATGGGTTGGTCTCAGTTTCTTCAGGTTTATCTGGGATAGTCGTTGTCGTAGTTGTGGTAGTCGTTGTCGTAGTTGTCGTAGTAGTAGGAACGACAATAACAACTTCTTTAATTTCAAACGTTTCTTCTTCAACATCAAACTCCGTAAAATCTACATTATTCTGTATATCTATAATAGTATCAACTAAATCATCTAAAGCGTCTTGTTCTTCTGGAGTCAAATCTTCACCATCAGTTTTAACTACTACAGTATTTTTAATTTGTTCTTGAATACGAGCTTGTTCTTCCTCATACTCTCTTTGCTCACGCTCAGAATCAAGTTCCATGTAACCTGTTTCAGCAAAGTTGGCTTGTTTCTCATCTTCAATAGCTTGTAATCGCTGACGCTCTTTTTCCTCTTCCTCTAAACGAATACGCTCTTGCTCAGCCTCGTACTCAGCTTGCTCTCTAGCAGCTCTTTCACCATCTAATTCGTAATAACCAGTCTCGTTAAAGTTTTTATTTTTTTCATCTTCAATAGCTTGAAGTCTTTGACGCTCACGCTCTTCCGCTTCTCTACGCTCCTGTTCAGCTTTTTCTGCCGCAATACGAGCTTCTTCTGCTTTACGTGCTTCTTCAGCAGCAGCGTCTGCATCGTCTTGTGCTTTTTGATTAAATACTGTTAGTGTCGGCTCGGTAGAATACCCACTATACAAAGTGTTGTCAGAGTTATAACCTCTAATTGAAAACGTGTAATCTCCATTAGGAATACTTCCATAAGCAATAGTGTACTCTGTTTCTGTAATCCCATCTATCTTTATTTCGTCTTCAGAACTTGTTCTATAATATAGTTCATAAGTATCAGCAGATACATTACCAGTATTAGCTACATCCCAATCTACTTTTACACCAACATTATATTCTTGTGTAACAACAGGATTCATTGGTGGTCCTAAAGTTGCTACCCATTGTGTTGTTTGGAAATTATTGTTATCACTATCAGTACAAGATTCTCCATTATCTAAATCTCCACAAACTCCAAATGCCCAATAAAAAGTACCAGTTTGTATATATTGTTTATCTAAATCGTATTCTCTTAATGACGTGTCTGTAATAATTACTCTTGTAAAGTTTTGATTATCATAACTGTAATTAATATGAAATGAGTGTGCATCAACTTCACCATCTGTATATTGCCAACTAAATTCAACATCTTCACCACCGTAATTTACTGATACACTACTTGCATTATCTGGCGTGGGAGGAGGAGGAACCGTAGTAGTAGTTGTGGTAGTCGTAGTAGTTGTAGTTGTAGTAACAGCAAAATTACCTGTAGCTATTGCATCATCATATTGCCAATATAAAGTATCTAGTAAAGACAGGTCAGATAATATAACTTCAAACTTTGTAATAAATTTATCTGTATTACTTTCTACTGCGTTGTAATCGGTGTATGATTTGTAAATAGTTTCATACATAGTATTTAAATTTGAGTTGCTTTGTGCATTTTTATTTACAGTTTCGTCTGTTCCATCAGCGTAATACCACTTAATAGACCAAGCATAATTTACTGCACCTACAACAAAACCTACTTCATATACATCAATATCACTAGAAAATTCAAAAGTATAAGTGCCACTTGTAATCCCTAATGAATTACCTGTCGTTCCATATCTACCTTGTTCAAATGTATAAATATATGCAGGGTTAGTACCACCACCACTAATAGTTAATCCTGCTTGATAAGTTGAATCTTCAAATGCTTCATTAACTGTTACTTCACTAGCAAAGGCAATAGGAAAAGGATATATTAATAAAGCTACTACTAAAAGTCGTAATGCTGTTTGTATTCGGTTTAAAATGGTGTGCTCCTAGTTAGCGAGCACCTCCGTCATATTCTGTGACGAGACCCTCAGCTAACATCATCTTATTGATTGATTGCTTACGGCTACCACTTACTATAAATAATTCACCTATAACACGACCATACTTCCCATACTCATACGATTTAAGAATTACGTTTTTTGATGAACCCACTGCTTTAGGGTCTATTTTATTTATGAGCCATTCTTTGGCTATAAGTCCTCGTTTTTTTTCTTCCTTATTTCTTGTACGAGTTTCTGGCGCATTGACTCCAGCGAATCTAATACGCTTGTGGATTTGGAGATTATAACCCAAATCAATCCAGCAATCGACAGTATCCCCATCGACAACTCTGTCAATTCGAACATTATACTCATACATTTTTTAAATCACCGTTCTTATCTACGACTTCGTCATAGTGTGTACAACTAACATTATCGCACACCATTGGTGATTTCCTTGTATTTATAGATTTTGCACAATAATTGCAAAAGATAAAGCTAACGCCTTCATACTTCATTGTGTGTGTGAACTCCTGAGCTATTGGCGACACTTATGCCGCCATAACTAGCCCGTTGCGTACCTCTTCAGTATATTTATACTAAAGTCTTTAACCTTTCGGAATTTTAGACATGAACGCAAATGGTGCGTCTTCTAAAGCGTTCTGTACAACAGAAACTACTGCAGAAGCGCCTGCAACTAATGCGGCCATGATAACGTCGGCTTCAAACAAATTTGCTTGGTTTGCAATCATAACTGCAACAAATGCTTGCACAAATGTTCTACCAGCTCTAATTCCAGCATTTTTGATATATGCCATATCTTTTGATTTCATAGTTTATACTCCTATGCTATATTATTGGTCTACCTTTTGCAGCTGACTCAAGAATTTTTACTTGTCCTCTTAAGTCAGATACCACATCAGGTAAATTAATTAAATCTTTTATGTGTGTGTATTTTATTGTTACTTCATCACCAGCTAAGATAGCATCTGCAACTTTAGGATACATTTTCTTATAAGCAGTACCACTATTGCCGACAAAACCATCTTTACCTTTGTCTAAGTCTTGTTGAGTTTCCCCTACAATATAACAACCTGAGGTGTGCTGGTCGGTATTCCCCGTATGTATCAAAATATAGGTAAACCCAGGCACATCTTGTAGCCAAAGCATACCTTTATGAAAAGCACCATATTTAGAAACATATTTTGAGTGAAAACCACCCTCTGTTCTTAGTTCAATTTTATATTCTCCCTCTGGAATACAGGTCTCGTGCATAACCTTAACATCTCTATATTCGTCTTCTAATCCGTAGCATTCAAATTCGCCATCAATAAATAAAAGGGAATTGGTAGCATCTGCTCCGAATTGAAATCTTATTACATCTAATTTCATATGTCTATATTACTTTCTCCTAACTCATTTTGTATCATTTTCATAAATAATACCCAATCAAATCTTAACGCTATAGGCCTTATTCCTTGAGCAGCTTCAGCTCCTGATATAAAACCCCGTACACCAGCATCCCACTCATTCTTAGTAACTTTTCTGACTGGAATATCATTTAACTTACATTTATCAGCACACCACTTAGCAGCCATTTGCATAACTGCTTTTTCATATTCGAGGTCTTTACCCCATTCGGTTGCTTTATAAGCTAATTGTAAACCTAAAGATTTACCGTTAGAGCCACGACTATGAAACGCAGTGTGGTCATCTGGCAGTAAATCTACTATATTTTTATCATCAATTACTACGTGAGCTGATGCTGGTCTAGGATTCTTTGCGAGATATTTTGCTATATCAATAGCGTTCCTACCACCCTCGGCGGTATGGATAACAATACCTTGGACAGGATATTTCATTTTTGTAAAATACCAACCCATCTTTCCGTTAGGTCTTTCCTTGGCTTGTTTATTTTCGTTTTCTAATAAATAGAAACTCATATCGCTATTTTAGTAAAGGTTGCTTATGTGAGTGGTATTAGATAACTTTTAAATTATCCCATGGTAATTGAGTTTTACCATCAGTAATAGAAAAAGTTAACGTTCCAGCAAAAGAACTTTTACCTGTTATGTTTTCAAACCAATCAGAACCACCATCTAATGATGGACATTGCATAAGAGTTCTTTTACCTTCGTTTACTACAAATAAATGATGAAAGTGTCCAGATATTAATATGTCTGAGTCACCCATTTCTGTCATACCAAATGCTTGACCTGATAACCAATTTACTGCTTTCTGGTGTGCATAACGCCCTCCAGTACGAAATTGATGACCATGAGCTAATCCGACTATAGTACCTGATACATCAAGTGTTAACCATAAATCGTTTTCCGGTATTACAAATGTGACGTGTTTGTATGCTTTGTTCATAGCAAGAATTTCTTGTGCTTCATCAAACAATGAAACATCATAGTTGTCACCAAAAGTAGTAAAAGCTTTACCTTTTTGATTTCTATTCTCTCCATGATTGCCTGGAACACATGCAACTACAACATTCTTAAAATCAGGTGCCCATTCAGTTAGAGCTTTGACTAACAACCTTCTAGCTATCATTTTTTGTCTTCTTAAGTCGTATTCAACTGTAAAGGTTTGCATATCATAAAACCCTTCACACCCTTCTACGATATCTCCTAAGCCAAACACATATAAGTTAGATAATTCTACTCCTTGTTTTTTTAAGGATTTATATCTAGCTTTAACATCTGGTATCATTTGGTCTATTCGTTCAACAATACCTTTAGTTCCATCTCCATCTCGTTTTCCCATTTGCCAATCACTTAAACAAACTACAAACGAATCATCACCGACTATTTTTTGTGCTTTTGGTTTTTTAGTTTTTATTTCTTTTAATAATGTTTTAAAGTCAAAGTCTCTATCATTTATAGCATTTTTAGAAATAATTTTAGCTTTGTAATAAAAGAAAGTATCTTTACCATTAGCAGTGTTAGAATCCCAACTTCTAATTTCAAATGGTTCAATAATTTCAAATTCATCAGGATTAAATCCTAAATCTCTTAAATATGTATCCCATCTGTGGTCAGCAGGATTACCTGCTTTCTTTTGAGGTTTAGATATAATTTCTTTCTTTGCAGTATTTAAGCCAGGCTCCCATCCTTTAGGATGTTCTTTCTTAGCTTTTTTTGCATTTTGAATTGCCCTTTCGGACTTGGCGTAATCTTCTAAACTAGCCATTCTGTACAGCGTCTTTCAACTGATTTCTTATTGTATTCTCAGTTAGGGGACAACCTTTTTCATTTTGTAACCATCTTGCAACTGTTGAAGGACTTAATCCACTTTTATATCCTTCTAATGCTTCTAGCCACGATTTTTGATTTTCTGGACTTTTGTCCCTCCACGCTTTATAACCTGTTTTTATTTCTTCGGTTTTTGCGTAGTCAATCAGTGAAGTCATTACTCCTCCTCTACATCAGCTCCTGTTTTTTGTGCATCAACTACTTGTTGCACAATTGCTCTTAATTGAGAATTTTCCACTTCTTTTTGAGCAACTTTATTACCTAAATCTTTTACCATAGCGTCTAATTGTTTAACTTGACCCTGTAATTGATTAGCTATATTAACAAGCTGTTCAGTAGATAACTCGACTTTTTCTTCTTCAGTCATATATTCCTCCATAGAACATTTGTTCTAATCTTAATAGATATTTGTCAAAAGTAATGTATTTAAGTGTGTTTTTTTAAACTTATTCAGGGAACTTTTTAGCAATCTTTAAATAAAGGTTTACTAAATCGTCAGCGTCTTGTACTAAATTAATGCCATTAATGCGCATATAATTAAACTGTTTCAAAACAATTGCTCTCACATCATCATGGTCAATTAACTCATCAATAACATCTTTTCTTTTTGTTCCTTCTGAAAAGTTATTTAATTTGTCTTCCATATAAAAAATTATACTTTAAGAATTAGAATTTTTAGGGATTATTCTGGTTTTGGATTGTCTTCTTTGACTTCAGCTATGTGCTCTGCCCAAAGGGTTGTACCATTTACTCCATCCCAGTATTGCATATCTAATTGTTCTGCAATTGATTTGTAAGCTTCTTGACGAGCTCTTATATAACCATTTTCTTGTTCGTCATAATCGAAATTAGCTTTGTCAATTACTGCTTGGTCGTATTCAGCATCTGTAAACTCTCGTCTTTCGTTATTGACTTGAGCCCACATACCGTCACCGCCATTAGCAGTTTTCTTTGCGTCAATCTCTGTTTGAGCTGCCGCTGTTAATTCTTCTAAAGTTGCCATTTATTTCACCTCCTTACCATTGTATCATATATATTCTTGTTCATTACTTCTTTAAACCGTATAAAACAAAATGTCCGTTATCAATATTACCAGTTGCGTTCATAAAAAATTGAATACCATTAGTAGCTTGATTTACATTTAAAATAGCAGAACCGGTATGACCTGCTAATCCCGGTCTAGTGTTTCTTGAAATATATTGTATTGTGCATTGGCTTATTTCTGCTGAGTCATTAAATTGAAAAAGAGTAATTATTCCATTGTCTTGTGTTTCATCGCCTGTGTCTAAAGTAGATAAATAAAATCTATCAATACTGTTATTTACATCTAATGAAGTTGCACCATAGCTTTTTACAGTATTGCCTGCATACATATAACTAGTTGAAGTATCAGCACTATTATCACTTGCCTTAGTAAATCTAACTGCAACTGTGTTTGGGCTGACACTATCAGTTCTTAAATCATTATAAAAAACTTTGTAAACATTGTAAGAACTATCCCAATTGTTTTGCCCTAATGATACAGTCGCAGTTGCACTTGATATATTTTTTTCATCTAACTTAACAAGACTACCACTCATCGCTTAACTCCATATATATTTGCTTTTATGTGTTTAAAAGTACCTGTTCTTTGAATACTCAAACCTGTTATTTGTTGTGTAACTTTATGTATCATAGATGAAGTAGAACCATACAAACCAACACCATCAGCGTGCCCAGAAACTTTTGCACTAAAACTTGTATAGCTTGAACTGTCATATGGGTTGAATACACTCATTGTTACTCCAATACCGTCATCATAATTTGCAGGATATAAATAACCAAGGTAGTTTGCAGTTGTTGAACCTTCGGCTTTTATATCTGCAAAAGTAGTGTGTCCATACATAAAAAAATTAGCATAATCATAATTAGAACCACTATCAGTTCCACTAGCGTTAATAACTCTGAAATAGTTGTAATCATCATTTGATATTTCTGCTTGCGTAATTTGTATTTGGTATATATCATATTTATCACTAAAAATATTTGTTAGTTCAAAATTTGATACATTAGTTCCTATTACTTTTTTTATAAACTGTAAGCTACTAGCCATTATGAATACTCCTTAATACCATATAAACTAAATGTACCTTTATTAGCAAAATTACCATTTGTATTGTAATTGAACAATCTTATAGCATTAATTGTTTCTCTTACTGCATATAATTGAGGACCATAATAAGCAAATCCATTTCCATAGCTAGCCTCTATATTTATACAAGATTGCATATTCATAAAACTAAATTTTTGATTATCTCCTAAACTGTAAAAATATAAAAACCCGCTTATGGTATCGCCAGAATCACCCCAATTAAAATATTCAAAAGCAGTATCACTATTATTTTTTAAACTGCCTTGTACTCCTGCTGTTCCTACATATTGAATTGCATATTTATAATTACTTCCGCTTTCATAAGAACTACCTCCGTCATTAGATAGTCTTGCACCTAGATAATTATTATTAGATTGTATTTCAATACCGTTCCAAGTTAAAAAATGTACATCATATTTATCTTCTTGAATTGAGGTAAAATCTATTTGTGCAACTGAACTAGATACTTCTTTAGTTTCAATTAATTCTAATTGTCCAAATGTAGTCCATTTATCTTCTTGTACTAATTCATTTATTTCATCAGGGTCAAACTTACCTACATTAGCTCCAAATGCCTGTGAAGGAATATCTACTCCGCTATATCCGTATTTATTACTTTTACTCATTATGTAATCCTATATAAAGTTACTTGTGCATTTGCTATATTATTATTTGAACTATGCCACTGAAATCCATTATGTTGTGTATTTGCAGTAAAACATAAGCCACCTTTTCTTAAAGCATTTTCTCCAGCACTGTTGTAAGCAATCTCATTGTATTCTACATATGAAAATTTACTTGCATTATTAAAATTATAAAGATAATAAATACCTCTAAGAGCTTTTTTGTTTGTTGTTCCTGTTGAAAATCCATTCCAGTAAGCAGCACCAGTATTTGAAACATTAGATACTTGATTTGAATATCTATCAAAATTTGCATAACGATAATTTGAAGCAGAATCTGCTGAATTATCGCTTGACTTTGTAAATCTTAACCTAGGTCGTGCTTCGTTTGTATTCATATATAAATCATTTAAAACTATCATATAAACATCGTCACTGTCAATGCCAAGCGAAGTTACTGTAGAATTATTTGTGTAACTATTATGTGCTACTTGTACTAAACCCATTATGAATCAATCCTTATTCCGTAAATTTTTATTTGACCACCAGTTGCAAATTCTCCAGCTGAGTCATTGTTTTCAATTTGAAAACCAGTAATAACATCTGCTGTATCGTGTATTCCATATCCTTGATACATTCTATAAGCACCACCCGGATACCCTGTTGCACCGTACCAAACATATGTATAAGATGAATTATCAGTAGGATTCATTATATATGCAACTGAACCACTTGCTTGTCCACCATCATCTATCCCACCAAAAACATTCCAAATTCTTGATTCATCAGTGCTTGCACTCCAGCTAAAACTTGTATTTGCTTTGTGATTTCTTTGTGCATAATGATAGTTGTCAGCAATAACCGAACCATTAGAATTTATTAATCTTAAATTTGTTCCAGAAGCTGTAGAGTTATTTGCTTTTAAATTTGATGACACAATTTTGTACAAATTAAAATCTGTTGTAAATATATCTGTAATGCTAATATCTTTGACTGCTGTAGTGTCTACTGTTCTTAATAATCTTAAAGAGCTCATTGTTTTATTCCATATAATCTTGCAGTACCGCTTGTAATTACTCCTACCGAAGTTTGTTCTCCAATTTTTATAGTGCTTGCATTGTTCGTTTGTTTATAAACACCACCACCATTTTCTTGTCCAAATTGACCACCACCACTTGTTGCACCAAAAACACTTGTGTGAGTTATGCTTGTATAGTGTGAAGTATTATTTGCATTATAAATATATATTGTAGAGAAAAACTCATCGCTTGTTTCTACATCCCCACCAAGCCTAATACTTGCTTGTCCTGTACTTTTTCTTTCTTCAAAAGTTCCATTTGCAAATAATCTTTGATTAGCAAATTCATAACTAGAAGTAGCGTAACTTCCACCTTCTGGTTTAAATCTAATTCCAAACTCAGTTTGAGTTGTAGGAACACCATTTTCAACTTGTATCATATAGACATCATATCCAGAAAGAGTAAATTCAATTGCACTGTTAGAAGCTGTTTGTTCGCTTATAAACTCTAAGCCATCACCAATGTGTTTTTGTTTTACTAAATGTGATACTTCAAAAGATGACAAAACACCAGAGTTTTTAACTTTTTGTTTTGTTTGGTTTTGTCCTATATAACCAAAAGGCATTTATACCTCCTAGGTTATATGTAACCAGCTAAGAAATACTTCTATATCACCTGAAGCAGATGCAAGACCTTGAATTTTATCTCCTGCTTCAAGTACTAATTTTGATGTACCTGCAAGTTCTACTGTTGTATCTGCTGGTACTGATAGTTCCTTTGCTATATAAGCATTACCACCAGAAGCAGCTTTTACAATCTCAACATCTACTGTTGCGTCATTGCTTCCATCAACATTAGTACAGCGAAGTGTTAGTACAATTCCTGTACCAGTTACTTCAGCAGCAGCAAGAATATCAGCATTACTATCAGTTAAATCCTTAACTTCATTTTTAAATGTATTAGCCATTTATTATCCTAACGCTATTACTAATCCAATATCAACAGCACCAACTACGGCACCATCTTTAAGAGTTACACCTTCTATAGTGACCCCTGCATTGGATGTCTTTTCCGTGATAGTGTCTACTTTTACTGTAGAATTTACAGTAATACCAGCACTACCAACTCTCTCTTCTAATTCATCTGTTTTAATTTTTCCCATAAGAATTAATCTCCTTATCTATTATATCACCTAAAACTCTTGTCATTACTTATCCCTTTGGATTATCATCCTTTACTTTTTTTACAGCTTTATACCACTCACCAGTTACATCTAGTTTATCAGCAGTCATATCGTGATAAAGTTTATCTAATTGGTCAGTAATAGCATCGTAAGCATTTTGTCTATTTTGTATAACTGTAAGTTCTGCAATCTTTTCATTTACTTCTTCTTCAGTTGGCATAACAGCACTTTCATCATTAAGTTTTAGATTTGAATAAACTTCTCCATCTTCTAAATTTATCCAACCATACCATTGATGTTTGTCTGTATTAAAATATGCAAGTGCTTTTTGTAACATTATGTTTCTCCTAATTTATAAAAACCAAATCTGCTAGCATTTACAGGGTTAGTGCTACCTTCTATTGTGCCATCACCAGATACTGAAAGATGAAATTTTACCTTATCATTTGATATATTTGTAACATCAATAATAGATTGAGAAAAAGTGGTCGTGTAGTTATTATAAGAAGACTGATATATTCTGTTTACACCTATTTCATCCTCTGAACTAAAGTTATCATTAGTAGCAACAGTGGATAATTGTGAAGAGCCAACACCATTTGTTGGAGAAGATAGATATGCTTGTACCAGAATTAGCCAATACCCAGTAGATGGAAAACTAAATATACCAGAGCTTTCTGTCATACCAGTTCCTTTGTATGTTAATAAAGTTCCAGATGGTCTTGCCCAGTTTGATGCTAAAGTTCCAGAAGAACTTGCATTAGCTGTTATAGTCCATTGGTCTGCTTCTGCTAAACCACTTGTAATATCTGAAGTCAAAGCCATAGTTCCTGTAGAATTAGGTACTGTTATTGTTCCACCAATTTTACCATCTTTAAGTAAAACACTATCTATTGTTACACCAGCTGCTGAAGTTTTTTCTGTAATGGTATCTATTTTTACTGTACTGTTTACAGTAATTTCAGAAGCATCGTGCTTTTCTATTTCGTTAACTTTAATTTTACCCATTAAACTATTACCATTTCTCCTGCTATTGTTACTGTTCCAGTAAATGTTACTTCACCAAATAAACCTAATGTTTCACCGCTTGCGATTTCTGCTGTAGCAGCAACTGTTGAGTTATGTCTTACACCTACTGCACCAGTCTCAATTGCTAAACCTGCTGCGTCAAATGTTGCTATTTTAGTTCCTGCTATATCTACATCTATTTCATCAGAAGTAGTAGCACCAATCTCTATATTTGTATTACCATCTGCATCAGCGAGAATTGTTCCACCACCGATGTCAGTCCAAGAAGAAGCAGTATTAGAACTATCACTACCAGTATAAACTTGCATTTTCCCATCGGTTTCATTGAAAATTATCATACCTTGTTTTACTACTGAGCTATTTAAAGCATTTCTTTCTGTTGTAGAAAATCTAGGTACTGTAATACCAATAGCACCAGTTCTGTCTCCATCAAAATATTCTGCAACACCACTACTATCGCCACTTGTAAAACTAACTCTTAATGGTCTATCTCCGTATGTTGTACTCATAAATTATTCCTTTGGATACTTATCTTTTACTGCTTGTCTTAGTGCTTGTAAATCTGTAAGAGTATCGCCACCATCTAGTAATGCGTGTATGCAATCTTGTAATGATGGATACTCAGCTTCTCTATCTCTTTGATACTCTTTAGCATCTTCAATAGCTTGTAACTCATCTAACTTAGCTTGTATGTCTTCATTGCTCGGTTGTGTTACATCTTCTGAATACCACTCAATTTTATCTAAATCTTCTGAAGTTACAGAAAACTCTGCTGTTGGTTCTAATGCTAATATTGCATCTGCTACATTTACTTTCATTATCCTCCTACCTCCATAACTGTAAAATTACTTTGAGTTCTAATGTCATAACCTGCATCAGTACCATACTGTGGTCGGTTGTAATAAATGTTGTTAGTACTATATCTTGAAACCTTTACTGAATATGTAGTAGCACTTGTAGTTGAAGGACTATCTAAATGATGTATATGTGTAACCATTGTATGATATCTTGAACCTGTCCATTCACCGACATTTGCGTGAAAAGCAGCATTTGTTTGGTTACCTGTACCTTGGTCTGAAACACCTAATGCTGTTGAACCTCTAAAAAATCCTACATTCCAATACCTTTCATCGTAAGTTCCTAAGTTAAGTGAAGCTATTAATAATATTTTTGAACTTGTTGCTTTAGGTGTTATTGCTATAGATAGATTACCTAATTGTGTTGCAGATGAAATATTATAAGAAGTATCAGTGTTGTCTGTAATACCAATAACTTGTATTATATGTCCGGGTATCTCAACACCATTACCAGATGTATATTCATTTATGTTATCTACATTTAAAGTACTCATAATTATTCCTTAGGATATTTATCTTTTGTCTCTTTGATAGTTGCTTTCCAACCATCAATACCATTGTGATATATATCATCTAGTTGGTCTATTATAGATGGATACTCAGCTGCTCTGTTTCTTTGATACTCATTGTTATCATATTCAGTCTGCAATCTTTCCTGTTCAGCAGTAATTTCTGCTTCTGTAGGTTCATCTATATCTTCGCTATGCCACGCTGTTATTTCATCACCTGACATATTAAATCGTGCATTAGGATGTAAACTTTGTATTGCTTCTAATTTACTAATTGCCATTATCCACCTATCTCAATTGCTGTAATTGTATCTTTAACATCTGTGCTTCCACTTTCATAAGCTATTTTAAAAGTTTCGCTATTTGCTGCATAATGAACTTTGTACTGAGTTTTATAAGTTATTGCAGAAGTTGTACTAGGTGTATCTAGTATTTGACTTGTGTAAGTTCTACTGACAGCAACAAAATTTGTACCACCAACTTGCATCCAACCTCTAACTTCATCTATGTCAGTGGAATCTCTAAGTAACTTAATATATCCACCACCATAATCAGAGCTTCTGTAGAAATGTGTGTGATGAGCAAAAGATACTAATATTTTAGAAGAAGTAGATTTTGGTGTAATAGATACACTTAAGCCAGTATCTGAATAACTATTATTTGTTGTATTAGCTTCTGTAGTAAGAGAACCTTGAACTACTTGTAGTACGTGTCCGGGTATATAAAAATTGTCACCACTAGCAAGCGTTATATCGTTACCTGTTCTAGCACCTATTGTATTTACATTAATTTGGCTCATTATTCACTCGGCTTTGGGTTGTTGTCTTTTACTTCTTTTACAGCAAGATACCAAGAACCTGTCTTTGCATCTTCCCCTAAAAGTCCAGCGTCAATATCTTTAAATAACATATCTAACTGGTCGCCAATTGTAGCGTGTTCTCTTTTTCTGTTATCTGCATAAGCTACTGTTTCGTTATAAACATCTTCGTTATACTTTATGGTTGCCCAAGCTAAAATTACATCTTCTGCTTCATTTGGATATTCTGCTTTAAATGCAGCTATATTTTGTTCTATACTATCTGCCATTATCTTCTCACTCCATAAAAATCAAACTGACCTTGTGCTATGTTTCCACTATTCATATAAAATCTACATCCATTTACAGCTGTCGCACTATCAAACATACCTCTTTGGTCAGCTGTCCAAGAATATCCATTTTCGTATCTAACATCACAATGTGAGTGCCACCAAGTCTGTTGGTCAACACTTGGAGATGCGGTAGCATCTTTAGCAGGAAAAACTTCTATAGTACCTCGCACGCCCTCTCTAGTACCAGTACCAGTAGTACCAGATGATATATCAACATAATCTGTAGAATAACTGTGACCATTACCACCAGATTGGCTACTATCTATTCTTTCATACCAAATATGTTTTTCATAATTTCCAGATACTAAAGTGCTATCATTGTACATAGCCCAATAAAGTCTTCTATCATCATCTGAAGGTCTTACCCATCTAAACTTAACAATAAAAGAGTGATACAAAGATGCTTTCCAATCTGTGTCTGCAAAAAAGAAGTCAGCTGTAGATTGAGCAGAAGTCACATTTACTGAATGTAGTTTTACCATATCACTTTGTGTATCAAAAGCTGTACCATCTTTATCTTTTAAAGTATGACCAGAAGCTAGTTGAACATTACTACCTGTTTGGCTACCTATTGTATCTACATTTAATTGACTCATAATATACTCAAATTCCCAGAAACATTTATTGTTCCTGTAATACTTGCTGGTCCTATAATCATTGCATTATCTCCAGAAGCAACTGTTTGCGTTCCAGCAATAGTTGCAGAGTTGACCATAAGACCATCTTTTAATTTAAAAGTATCTAAAGATAAACCATTGTCAGTAGTTGATTCTGCAATAGTATTAACATTAATTGTAGCAGCTAAAGCTAAGTCTATTGCACCATCACCATCATTGTCTTGATATTGAGCAGTTATTCCAGTATGACTACCAT